CCTCCTATCCCTGAGAGAGCCGACACCGGACATGGTGGAGGCAGGAGCAATGGTTCCGTTCGACACTTGGAACGGCAAAGGGAAGACATTCGCGGATGACCCGACGCCGATCTTCACCGCCATGATCAACACCATCATCGGGGAGAGCGCGTGATGGCCTTTCGTCAATTGCCGCGCGCGTGCCGGGCGTTCGCGTCGGTGCTGCGCGATGATCTGTTCCTCAACCTGCCGGCCGCTCAACGCGAAGCCGCGGCATGCGACTTGGACGACGCCTCGCTGGTGAAGTGGGTGCGATGGGCACTCGCCGCGAGCGGCAGGTTCTACCGGAAGGACGCTCAGCGGCGGGAGCGAGAGTTGTCGGAGGTGATGACGCAGCACGGCGTGATCGCGCTGGCCCTGCTAACGCTCAAGACCAACTCGACCCGGGCGACCTTCGACGTAGGCGGGGTCACCTACCGCGGCGAGGAAAAGGGCGACTGGCGCGTTACCATCGAGCGGACGGCTGAACCCGGTAGCGATGGAAGCCGAATGGGCGAGACGCGGAGCGGCTCGATCGGCGCAGCCGACGACAGCGCGGGCCGTCAGGCACCGGCAGAAACATCGCCCGATCGCAACGCAGGGGAGATTTGAACATGGGGGCAGCACTCGCCATCGTAGAGGCACAGGTGCCGGTGGGCTTTGACGACTGGATCGAAACGTGCCGCGCGCTCGTCCAGCAGCGGGACGCGATCGACTGGCAGATCGCCGACCACATCGCAGCCGGCCGTGAGCAGTTCGGGCAGCAGCTGGCATTCGACCTGCTCGGCGAGCAGCTGGGCATCGCACCCAAGCGGCTCAAGTCCGCGGTGAAGGTGGCGCAGACGTTCCCACCAGCCCTGCGCGCGCCGGAGCTATCGTTCGACGTGCACCGCGAGATCGCCCGGGTAGAGCCGGAGACACGCCTCAAGGTGCTCCGCGACGCCGCGGCCGGCCGCTGGAACGAGAAGGTCGCTCACGAGCGGGTGGAGAACATCCGCATCGAGAGCGGGGCAGTGCTCCTGGATGACGACCCTGAACACCGGGAGGTGGTGGAGATGATCCGCGCCTGGAACCGCATGAGCAGCCCCGAGGTGCGGGAGTACGCTTGGCCCTACTTCCAGCGCGCCGCCCGCAACGGCTTCACCAGCATCAACGAAGAGGAGTGGGACGATGCGTAAAGCATGGTCGACCAAGATCGTCCGACCCGTCCCGGTCGAGTTCGTCGAGAACTTCGTGAAGTACGGACAGGAGGGCTGCGAGAACATGTACGGGAAGCGCGCAACCGCCCGGTACAAGCGTGCCGTAGGTCCGCTGCGCCTCAAGCGCCTCCGTCGCGGCGAACTGGCACGGGAGGGCGACGCATGACGTGGGTAAGCGACCATGCGGTGCTGCGCTACCTTCAGCGCGTGAAGGGCATCGACGTAGAGGGCATCCGAGCGCAACTCGCTGCCGCGCCGATCGCGCTGGCGGCCGAGCAGGGCTGCGACACGATCCTGCGGCACGACTGCACGATGAAGCTGCAGGGTGACGTGGTGTCGACCGTCCTGCCGCGCCGGGGAAAGGAGCCACGGCCTAAGCTGCGGCCTCGGTACTCAGGGGCGACGCGATGACCCGGCCGTACCCGCCCGAGAGCATGGCGGAGATCGAGGAGCGGTTCGAGCCGGCAGAGGATCTGCGCGAGTGGATCGTCGAGACGTTCATCGATCCCGAGGGCGAGCTCGCGAACCCCGATCACCAGCACCTCATGGATGCCGAGATCGGCGTGCTGTGGACCAACGTCGACAACAGCCGGAACATGCGCGGCGTCATCGGGCAGGCCGAGCTTATGCCGCCGATGGCCATGGGCAAGTGGCAGAAGGCGCGGGCAACGCAGCAGATCGAGGAATGGTTCGGGGCGGTGCCTGATTTCCTCCTGACGTTCTACGCTCCGGCCGCAAGCACGATGGACGATGCCAGCTTCTGCGCCCTGATCGAGCACGAGCTATACCACTGCGCCCAGAAGCGGGACCAGCATGGCATGCCCAAATTCACGCAGGAGGGGCGACCCTCATTCGCTATCCGCGGGCATGACGTGGAAGAGTTCGTCGGTGTGGTCGCTCGCTACGGCGCTGCCGCCTCCGGGGTAGCTGAAATGGTGGCCGCAGCGAACCAGCGGCCCAGCGTTGCCATGGCTGACATCGCGGGCGCCTGTGGCACCTGCCTGCGCGCCGCGGCTTGACGGAAGATTGACCAATGGCAGCTAAGCAGCCCAGCATCCCAGACGAGGTGAAGCGGTTCATCGTCAACGGGTTGGCGATGTTCGACACTCCCAGTCAGGTCGCCGCGGCGGTCAAGGAAGAATTCGGCCTGGAAGTGACCCGGCAGGCGGTCGAAGGCCATGATCCGACGAAGCACGCAGGCAAGAGCCTCGCACCGAAATGGCGGGAGATGTTCGAAGCTGCCCGCGCCGGGTTCATCACCGATGCAACGCAGGTGCCGATCGCTCACCGGTCGACACGGCTGCGCGCGCTGCACCGCATGTCTCAGGCCGCGGAGCGAAAGGGCAACTTCGTGCTCGCGGCCCAGCTGCACAAGCAGGCGGCAGAGGAGATGGGCAACGCCTACACGAACCGCCGTGAGTTGACCGGGAAGGACGGCAAGGATCTCCCGGTATCGGCGCCGGCCGTTGCTGTATTCGCGCTGCCCGATAATGGCCGAAGCTGATCCGCAGATCGTCCCCGGCCAGACGATCATCCCCCAGCCGGGGCCGCAGACCACCTTCCTCTCATCGCCGGCCGACATTGCCATCTACGGCGGGGCGGCAGGAGGCGGGAAGACGTGGGCGCTGCTGATGGAGCCCCTGCGGCATATCCACAACCCGGGCTTCGGCGCGGTCACCTTTCGCCGATCGACGGTTCAGATCCGCAACGAGGGCGGCCTGTGGGACGAAAGCGCGGTGCTGTATCCGCAGCTGGGCGCCGAGCCGAAAGAGCATGTGCTGACCTGGGCCTTCCCGAGCGGGGCGTCCTGCAGCTTCGCCCACCTCGAGCACGACAAGACCCGGTTCAACTGGCAGGGATCGCAAATCCCGCTCATCAACTTCGACGAGCTGACGCATTTTACCCCGACCCAGTTCTGGTACATGGTCAGCCGCAATCGCTCGATGTGCGGTGTCCGCCCGTATATCCGGGCCACCTGCAACCCCGACGCGGATAGCTGGGTCGCGGACCTCATCTCATGGTGGATCGATCAGGAGACCGGACAGGCTATCCCCGAGCGCGCCGGTAAGCTGCGCTGGTTCGTGCGTGTCGGCGAAGACCTGAAGTGGGCCGACGATCCCGCTGACCTCGCCTGCTACACGATGCTGGACGAGAACGGACAGCAGGTGCCGATCCCCGCGAAGTCGCTGACGTTCATCCCTGCCAAGCTGACCGACAACAAGGCGCTGATGGCGGCCGATCCCGGCTACATGGCGTCGCTGCTGGCCCTGCCGATGGTCGAGCGTGAGCGCCTGCTTGGGGGTAACTGGAAGATCCGTCCGGCCGCGGGTCTGTATTTCCAGCGGTCCTGGTGCCGTGTCGTGGATGCGGTGCCGGCAGGGACCGTGTTCGGCGTCGGCTACGATCTTGCCGCCACCCCACCCAGCGCTGATAACCCCGATCCCGACGCGACCAGCCGAACCAAGATCGGCCGCATGCCGGATGGTCGGTACATCGTCGTGCACAACAGCAGCGTTCAGGACACGCCTGCCGGCGTCGAGCGGTTCATCCGCAATAACGCCTCGCAGGATGGCAAGGACGCCATCATTTCGCTGCCGCAGGATCCAGGGCAGGCGGGCAAGAGCCAGGTGAAGGCGCTTACCCTCATGCTGTCGGGCTACACCGTGCGCTCATCGACCGAGACGGGCGACAAGGTGACGCGCTTCGGCCCGTTCTCCGCTCAGGTGGAAGCGGGCAACGTCGACGTGCTGCGGGGCGACTGGAACGAGGCGTGGTTTACGCAGCTGGAGAGCTTCCCCAGCGCCAAGCATGACGATCATGTCGACAGTACGTCGCGCGCGTTCGAGGTGGTCGCGCTCGGCGCGTCGGCGTTCGACATGCGCAAGCTGTTGTGATCTAGTGCCGCCCTAAATGGATGGAATCAGGAACTATGAGCGCGAAATACTTTCGCTGTACGCCTGCTAGCGGCTCAGCGCCCTACATCTATGTGAATGCAGCACATGTCCGGATGATAATACCGAGGCAAGATGGGTGCGCGATCCGTCTTGAAGGTAATACTGACTTCGAAGCCCGCGAGAGTCCGGAGGAGCTATTATCGCAGGTAGGAGGATATGATCCCCTAGCCTAACGGCGGTAACTCCGCACCACCCTGCACCATACCCTCGGGAGCATGGCCGGCTCCCTCATCGTAGACAGCTCCGGCGCTCCCATGCAGCCGGCATCCTCACCAGTGCGGATGCAGGCGCGGGATGGCCTTGGAGCGGCGTTCGCATCGCTCGGGCAGCAGAACCAATTCTACCAGGCGTCCCCGCTCGGCAGCATGTTCAACGCCGATCTGGCATATGCTGCGTATCTTGGTTCCGGCCTGCTGCAGAAGGTGATCGACATCCCTGCGGCCGACCGCACCCGCGAGTGGCGCGACTGGCAGGCAGATGACGACGCGATCAAGCGGACCGAGGCGGAAGAGAAGCGGCTTCAGATCCGCGCCAAGTTCAAGGCTGCGGAGGTGCTGCGGGGACTTGGCGGCGGTGCGCTGATCCTCGGGCTACCGGGTGATCCCAGCCAGCCGGCGGGTGCGATCGGTAAGGGCATGCTCCAGGCGGTCAACCTAGTGTCGGCGCGCCAGCTACAGTTGGTCGACATTGACGACGATCTGGTCAGCCCCACCTACGGTGAGCCGCGCCTGTTCCGCATCCAGAGCGCGGGCAAGCCGATCGACATTCACCCCAGCCGCGTCATTGCCTTCCGCGGCGATCCCTATCCCGCCTTCGCGCTCACCGTGTCGGCAGAGGACCGCTACTGGGGCCGCTCGCGCCTGCTGCGCGTCGTCAGCGAGGTGGCGAAGTCTGACAATGCCGCGAAGTGGTTCTCCGAGCTGATCCGCAAGGCCAAGCTGCTGCGCTTCGGTGTGTCAGGGCTCGCTAACTACGATCAGAACGACCTTAACGCCCGCGTGTCGCTGATCGCCACGGGCGAGAACATGCTGTCCGCCACGATCTACAACCTTCCGTCGAAGGACGGGGCAGGGGGTGAAGTCGGCGGGGAGAAGATCGACGACTATCAGGTGACCTGGGCGGGTATCCCGGCAATGATGGACGCCTTCGACCAGCGCGTTGCCGCGGTCGCTGATATTCCGTTCACCCGCCTCATGGGGCGCTCACCGGCCGGCATGAACGCCACGGGCGAGCACGACATGAACAACTGGCACGCATCAGTCGGCGCGGCGCAGGAGCTTGAGGTGCGCCCGTGCCTTGAGCAGCTGGATGCGGTGCTGCTGCCGTCCGCCGGCGTGACACTCTCCGACGACCAGACGTGGCGCTTCTCGCCGCTGGGCAAGGAGAACCCGAAGGAAGAGGCTGAGCGCTTCGACAAGACGGTCACGGCACTCGGCAAGATCCGCGACATGGCAGCGATGCCGGACGAGGCGTTCAACGCAGGCGTGCAGGGCGTGATCGAGGCGAACGGCTGGATGCCCGGTGCCCTGCAGCGGCTGGGCGAGATGAGCGAGGAAGAGCGCTTTGGCGTGACGCCTCCGCCCGGCAACGATGATCCATCAGCTTTGCAGGCGCGTAGCGGAGAGGAGGTGATTGATCCATCTGCCGGTGATCCGGGCGGTGTGGAAGTAGCCGCCCGGCGCCGTGCCGCGAATGACAAGGTGCCTGACGCGGACGAGGTGTGATGCCCGTCTCGCTCAACACCGAGGGCTATAATCGCTTCGTCATCCTGACCGCACGATACGCCATCAAGATACCCTCGCTACGCTGCTGGCGCGACTTCCTGTTCGGCCTGCTCAACAATATGCACGAGGCTAAAGCACAGGGGCAGGAGCCGTTCTATTGCCCGGTGCTGTGGGCTGCTCCGCTCGGGTTGGTGATCGTTATGCCCCGCGTGCGCGTGCTCACCGATGATGAGTTTCCGTCGGTGGCTCTCCCGGATGGTGGATGCGCTGAGCGTAAGCCGAGCAGCTGGGGCTGGCTGGGGGAGCGCCTGGTCGCGATCGATTACGGTTGGCCCACATACGGGTGGCCGGCGTGATTCCCATCACCCGCGCCTTGTGCTATATGAAGCAACGGCCCGAGAAGGTGTTGGAGCACCGACCCGAGCCTGACCACAACCGCTATTGGAGTAGCGCTATGGCTGTGCCTGAGATCCTACCTCTCCCCTCGCGCGTCAAGGACTACGCTGGCACGAGGTTCGGCCGGTTGGTCGTGGTCGGCTATATCGGTTCTGACCGCATGGCAGGACGTAATCGCCCGCGATACCTTTGCATTTGCGATTGCGGGAACCATCACACAGCGCAGGGGGTGTCTCTCACCGGTGGATGGGTGAAAAGCTGTGGCTGCCTCAGCCGCGAAGCCGCATCCCAGACGATGAGGGCTGTCAATTCTGCTGGCCGAAGAGCGAAAAGGAAGCCCCGCCACGGGCATTCGCATAAGCCTGAGCACAATGCGTGGACGGGGATGAAGCAGCGTTGCCACAACCCTCGCAACAAGGGTTACCGGAACTACGGCGGACGCGGGATCGAGGTTTGCGGTCGCTGGCGTGATAGCTTTGACGCGTTCTACAGCGACATGGGAGCAAGGCCGTCGCCCCGCCACTCACTCGAGCGTATCAACAATGACGGGCCTTACGAGCCCGGCAATGTTCGTTGGGCCACGAAAGTCGAGCAGGCTAACAACAAGCGCGACAGCCACCGCATCATTTTCGGTGGACGCACCATGTCTCTCGCTGAGGCTGAACGAGAGTCCGGCATTTCGCAGAAGGTGCTTTGGTATCGCATTAACAAAGGGTGGCCCGAGAGCGCGTGGTTTTTGCCCGTGACGGGCGAGAAGCGACCATGGGAGCGATGAAATACGATCTGGCGGTGTTGGCTAAGCGCGCGGCGAAACGGCGCAGAAGCTTCGTGGTTCTTCGGGACATCGTCCCGCCAGCGGTATTCAGCACCAATCTTTACCTCGCCTGCTACAAGCCAGCGTTAGACGTATGGGCGCGCTA